TAAATTCAGATGCTAGGTATCATGTAAATGTATTATCACATAGAGATAATACTGCTAGAGCAGGTGCTTTCATTATTGATACTGATATAGCAAGAAATTCTAATAGAATGTCAGTAATTCATGTGCATGGACATGGTTATGGACAACACGCAGTTATAGATTTTAAAATATGTTTTTATCCATATTCAGGAAGTAATGGACCTGATGGTAATTCTGGTAGTATAATAAATTATAGTTTGATAGATGATGGTAATGATGGAAGACCTAAGTTTGTAGGTATTAACTCTAGTGGTAATGTAGCTATTGCTATTGATGATTATAATGGAGGAACAAAATATTTTTGGCATTTTCAAGTAGATTGGTATAATGGAACAAGTGCAGTACAAACACCAACTTGGAGTATAAGTAATTCTACAACCGATGGTTTTGGTTGGATACAAGAACGTGTATTAAAACCACCTATAAAACAAAAAAGAGAATCTAATAATGTATATGAAATTTGTACAAATGGTAAGTTGGCTATAAACCAAGATTATGCTTCAGAAGAATTAGATGTAAATGGTGTAGGTAAGTTTAGAGGTGATTCACAAGGTAGTGATGTATTAGAATTAGGACAACAAACTGGATATAGTGGGGCAGAAGATACGCAACTATACACTATAAGTACTTTTGACAATGCTGGTGGTATAGCAAATGTTGGCGACCACTTACAAATACAATCAGTAAGATGGGGTCAAGATATTACTTTTGCAAGAAATGGACAAGGTGGTGCTGTTCCAACTGCAAGATTTCAAAATGGTAGTAGTAGTGGTTATATGGAATTATATAAATCAACTAATCCTACATCAGACGCTACTTATACAACAGAAGTTAAATTAAATGTAAATGGTAATAGTTATTTAACTGGAGGAAATTTAGGAATTGGCACAAGCTCTCCAAGTGTTAAAACTCACATAAAAGATGCATCTAATGATTTATATTTAAGATTAGAAACAGATAAAACAGATGGTAATGCACAAGTACAATATTTTAATGACGCACAACAATATAATTTAGGTATTAATAACGCAGACAAATTTAGTTTATGGGATAATACAGCAAGTGCTACAAGATTTGATATAGCTACTGATGGTGATTTTAAGTTTTATGGAACTGGTAGTAATTTTGAAAGTGTTTTATCTGGTGGTGCTACTTATTTATTATTATCTGGAACAGCTACACAAAGAATAGAATTTAGAAATACATCTAATAATGCTAATGGTTGGCATGGAATACCAAGTTGGAACACAGACGCATGGCATTTCTACGGACCAACTTCAAATGGTAATGAATTAGCATACATTTATGAGTCATCAAGACACAATTATTATAGAGGATTTACTGTTAATAATGGAGGAGATGATTACGACTTTATTGTTAAAGGACAAAGTGATGACAATTTAATTAGAACAGACGCTGGTAATGATAGAGTCGGTATAGGAACTGGCTCACCAGGTCATAAATTACACCTTGTAAATACTGGAACACAATCTGTTTTAAGAATTGATGCCGATGGTAATAGAGGAGCAAAC